GCCGTAGGCACACTTAAATTCTTCTTTAATTTTGAATAAAATTCAAATTAAACAATTTAAAAATTTGAAGGATAAAAGTGACCTGCGAACCTCTTTTACTAACTCGACTAGTCATAGTCGAGCCAGTAGGAAACTCCCCTACAATAAGAGACAGAGGATAAGTAAAAAGGAGAGAATTCTATTCCGGATTTCCAGAATAGAGTCCTTCCTTTTAGTCCTTAATAAACATATTGTTTTTAAGGATAACTTCTCTCCCGACATCTTATTTGTAGTAGACCATTTTCGAAAGTTGTTCGTTACCCGAGGACTTGAGTTCGCAATAACCACTTTTAAAAATAGTAGGTTATGTGTGACTAAGTCTTTATGTAACCAGCCTATCTTTATTCCGGGCCTTTCCTGTGACCACAATGGTATACCAAAGTGGTTAAAGGGTAAGATTACCCCGGACATACCTAATTTAGATGTTAGATCTTGGATGACCTTACTTACAATTAGTAGGGCATTCATGCTGACACCTAAGTTAAGTACCGACTCTATTACGACGCCAAGTGAATGTAAATTCTCATGAGAGGATAGAATTACTATCACTGACATCTTGTATAAAGAGTTGAAGATTAAGCAATTACATCTAAAATGGCGTGAGCCTCATATGTCTACTAAGTCTGGACCCAACGGCCAGGCCTTAGTTACATCTCTAAAGGATCTTACCTTACTTCCGCCTCTATTAAAAGAGGACCTAATTTTATTAGGTGGGAAGGAGCTAAAATCCTACTGGGATATATTGACATCTGAGATTTACCCTGGTCAAACTCTTATTGATTTTAACCAGAAGTCATTTTTAGAAGGTAACACCAAACAATCGATTAGGCGCCTATCTTACTTCTCCGACAAGGAGGGTAAGACGAGAGTTATAGCAATTATGGACTATTGGACACAGTCAGTACTAAAACCACTTCATGAGCATATTAACAAGCTCCTTAAGTGTATTAGCACAGACTGTACCTTTAACCAAAATCACTTCCAATCATGTTTGACTCATGGTCCCTACCACAGTCTAGATCTTAAATCAGCAACAGACAGAATGCCTGTTGTGATCCAGCAATATGTTGTTAAACATATAATTGGAGATCCTAGGTCTGAGGCATGAACTAGAGTCCTTACAAACTGGGAATTTGACGTGGACGGTGGCACAGTCTTATATAAGGCTGGCCAGCCGATGGGAGCCTACTCTTCTTGGC